CAGCCGAGAGCGCCGCGCCGCGCAGGGAACCAGCAGTCGGAGACTTCGCCCAGCGCCCGATATAGAGCTGGGACGGCTGCGGCGTCTGCTGGAAGTACAGCAGCGCGGCCAGGTACTCGGGCGCAGTGTTGCCGAAGTCGCTGCCCACGGCGTCGATCGTGCCGTACGACCGCATGCGCTCGTTGGTGTCGATCACCGCCGATGCGCCCAGGATTAGCGCAGCGTTCAGATTGGCGCCCTGGGCCGCCAGCGGCGACATGTTGATGGAGACGTTGATCAGCCGCGAAACCGGCAGTCCGTTGGACATGGTCATCCCTCTTACTGGTGAATGTAGGTCGTCGTGGCCACCGGCGGCACCGTGTCGGTGGTGCTTTGCACTTCGGCGGACAACAGATTGAGGACCGCATAGGTCCGGGTGATCTTGCGGCGCAGCACCAGCGTCAAGTCGTAGCGCCGCACCCACTGCTGGTTGACGAAGTCCGGCACCGCGCGGATCTCACTGGCGCTGGCGAACTTCATATCGTTTAGTCCCAACTGCTCGCCGTTCTGCGGGATGGCCATGCCATCGGCCAGCCGCTGGGCATACCCCTTCGCCGCCGGCCCGTAGAACGTGCACAGCAGTTCGATCTCCTGGTGACGGATGTAGGTGTCGCTGCCGTCGCCATACCCCGTCGTGCTGGATGGCCGGGCCCGCGTCGTTCGTCTGGGCGGTGATGCCCAACGCGCACCAGTTCACGGCTGGTTCTGGCTGCTTCGGAACTGTCTGCTGCCAGCGTGGGCGAACCATCTTGCCGTCCAACCCCGTCACGCCGGCCACCATGGCCTGCAACAGATCGTCGAGCGCATCGTCTTCTGGCGGAACCGGCGCGGTCGGCGCCAGGTAGCCGCCGGTTGCGCTGGTGTTGGCCATGGATTACCCCGAAAGCGGTTTCAGATCGCAGGTCGCAGCCACGAAGCCGCGCCCGAAGTGGCTGTAGTCGTTCACGTTGACAACGGTATAGGTCCGGCCCTGCCAAACGATCTCGTCGGCGTCCAGACCCGAACTGCCGTCCAATAGCCGGAACTGGGTGTGCACTGTGATCGAGCCGATGATCCGGCTGCCGTCAGCATTCCGGTGCAGGATGTCGCCCTTGTCGCTCGTGACCACCGCATTGAACGGCGTGGCCGTGGTGGCGTTCTGCGCCCGGCCGTGATCGTCCACCGTCTGCGTCATCCGGTTGCACACCAGGCCGGTGTCCATAAAATCCGGGTCGAGCAACACGTCGGTGACGTCGAGTAGCGCCATGGCTTACTTCCTCTTGCGGATCACGTAAGTGATGCTGTTGCGCAGTTGGCCGGTGTCAATCAGTGGCACCGTACCCGTCCGACCGCGCCGCCGGCGGTTGGCCAGCGTCGATTCCTTCAGTTCGGGCGAGATCCCGCTGTTAATCCGAGCGCGCACCGAGTTCTGTGCCTCGAGCCCGGCGCCGGCCATGCGCTTGTCGGCGCGCGACAGATCGCCATCCAGAGCCGCCTCGACGGCCTGCTGCAGCTTCGGCAGCGTCTTTGGCTCGGCCGCAGCCACGCCCGGCACGAGAAACGGCCGCGCGGGCAGATTGTTGGCGGGTGAGCCTGTCTCTTGGATGTAGCCGATGGCTGCATTGCCGATCGGCTCGTCGTCCTGGCGCTCGGGTGCGCTGTCGGGAATCCCGACCAGCACCTGCTTGTCGACCAGTCCACTGATCGACTGCAGGACTTCCTTCAGCCGATCCACCTTCATGAAGCCCATGGGAGTTCTCCCGATGGGCTGGCCCGGCTAGAGCTGCATTCCGCCGGCGCCCATCAATCTGGCGAGGGTCAGGTACCGCACGCCGTAGGTGGTCAGGTTCCACATACCGGCGTCGTCAATGGTCGCGGCACCAGTGTCGTAACTGGCGCTGACCTTGTCGACAGCCTTGGAAGATTGCGGGCCTGTGACCTGGCCCGGCGTGCCGCCGATGGCGGCTGTGGCCTCGTCCCGGGCAGCCAGAACGAGGTGGTGGGCAGTGCAGAGTTCGATGCCCTGGTCCGTCAAGACGCCCCAGCGGCACGGATTGACGAGCGATTCCGAGACGGTCAGCCAGAATTCGACCGATGCGTCTGTGTACTTCGTATCGTCTGCGAACTCGGGAAAGTCCAGTCGGAACTGTTCAGGTGTCATGGGTAGATGGGTGATGCCCCTTGCGAGGCATCATACCCCTCATTTTCCTTTGCCCGCCTTGGCTGCGGCTTCCGCCGCCTTCTCGCGCTCGGAGATAGCCACCTCACGGGTGTCCAGCGCTTCGGCGCGCCCATTCAGGTCCGCTTCGCGCTGGTCCGCCGCCTTCTCGCGCTCGGCGAGCTTGTCGGCAAGCTCCTGAAGCGCCTTGGCCTTCGCGTCAAGTTCGGCCAGCAGCTCGTCGGCCACCGCAGCCGATTCCGGATCAACGGCCGGCTCGTCGCCGGTATGGGCCTTCACATACCAGTGCTCGGCCACCTCGGCCGGGACGCTGTGGTTGCCCACCGGGAACTCGTGCTTCTCGTCCTTGTGATGCAGTGTGAAGGCCTTCTTGACGTAGATCTTTGGCATGGTTCCCCCTTAGATCCCGTCGCGGTAGCCGATCAGCTCGGGGTACACCACCTCGACCACGCCCAGGCGGCCGAAGTAGGAAGTGAGCTGGCGGATGTCGCGGTACTCGAGCGGCGTGCGCTGCAGCGGCACCATCGGGAAGCGGACTTTGTCCTGTTCCTTGGTGTACGCCATCATGCGGTCCGCGTTGGCGGTGCCGCGCTGGAACAGCCATTTCAGCGGCTGGATGTTCAGCGGACGGCCGTTGATCGAGTTCGAAATCGTGTTCAGCTTCAGGTACTCGAGCACGCTGATGTTGCCTGCGCTGCTGACCTTCATGCTCACGATCTGGCCGAACTTGGCCGGCGGCAGGCGGAACTCCGACGGGCAGTACGCGTACGCCGAGGCTGCCCACACGCTGCTAAGCAGCTCGTTCACGTCAGCCAGGATCTGGTCCGGCGTGGCCGTAGCCCAGTTGCCGGTCGCGGCATTCGACACGTTGGTCACCACGGCGCTGTTCACCAGGCCGGTGACGCCCAGCACGGTATCACCGATGTACACCTGCTCGTCGACGTCCATGTTGTGCTTGAGCTGCATACCGGTGAACTTCTGCTGGTCCACCGGGCGACCGAGCTTCTGCGCCGACTCCAGTTCGGGAATCGTCCAGCCGATCTGCATACCCCACAGCGTCAGGGGGCTGGCCGTCTTGCCGATGTCCAGCGCGATACCGGCGATGGCCGAGGCGTCCTTACCGATCCACGACTTGCCGTTTGGCGATGCGCTACCGGCAGCCGCGAAGCTGGAGTTGGTGAACGACGACGTCTCGTCAGCAATCGACACGTCTTCGCGCAAGTCGATATCGCGCGACCAGGTGACCGAGGCCAGCGGGCCGTGCAGCGTCTGGTCCAGGCGCTCCAGCTCGCCGATCAGGAAGGAACCGGTGCTGTCGATCGTACGGTTGTCGAACGTCAGCATGTTGTCGCGCGTACGAGCGCGGATGATCGCCGGGGCATTCACCATGGCGATCGCGGCAGCCGCGGCCATGCGCGGAACGATGATTTTGCTCATTCTGGGTGACCCCTTAGATGTTGTACGCGATTTCGACGTTGCCGTTGGCATCGCCGCCGTTGGTGAAGATGGCACCGGCAATGGCGATGGTGTTGGTGCTGTCGGCAGCCGCTTCGATGCCGCCGATCGGCTTGCCAGCGGCAGCAGCAGCGACGCGCACGTACACCTGGCCGTTCAGCGCCGGGGTGCCGGCGTTGTTCTTCACCGTCATGTAACCGCGGCGCATCACGTCGGCGATGCCCTTGGTGGGCGGCGTCGACGTGCCCAGCGGGTCGGATGCGGCACCGCCAGTCGTCGGGAACGGGCGCACCAACAGGCCGTAGACCGCCGCTGCAGCGTCACCGGCGCCGATCGGAACGAACTTGCCGTTGGCGACCTTGCCGAAGAGGCCGTAGCCCGGGAATGCATTGGCCGGATCGAGAATCAGCGACTCGACCGTGGCTTGCGACTGGCGCGAGATGTCCCCCGGAATGCCCGAGGCCATGCGATACAGGATTGCGTTGCCCATGTGCGGGACTCCTTAGTGAGCGGACCGGTCGGCCCAGTACTTGCGATTGGCTTCGTTGATGTCGCGCACGGTGCGCGGCTTGCCGAAGTCCTTGGTCTTCGCGACGCTGTCGTGCGCGCGGCCGTTGTTCTGGGCCTTCACCAGCTCGCTGGCACCCATGAACGCGGCGTGCACCAGTGCGGCTGGCAGCTTCTCGAAGTCGGCCTTGTGGCCGCCGAGGAACGGTGCGATCGCCGCTTTGCCGGCGTCGGTACCGTACGCCACGTCGAGGGCCTTGCGCTGGCACTTGCACAGTGCGGCGGCGCGGTCCTTCGTGGCCATCTTGGCGTCCAGCGTGGGCAGCTTGATGCCGGGCGCCAGGATCTCGGCGCGCGAGGGGATGCTGCCCGCAGCGTCGCCGGTGTACAGATCGACTTCGGCCTGGTTGAGCTTGCCGGCCGTCTCGGCTTCGGTCAGGTCACCGTCGTCGCCGGTCTTCTTCTTGTCCGGGTCCTCGTCGTCCTCGTCCTCGTCGTCGGTCTTTTCCTTCTCGGAGTCCTTGGCCTTGCGCGTGCCCAGTGCGGCGATGGCGGCATCCTGCGCGTCCATGCGCTTCAGGATCTTGTTCAGCAGCGCGGACTGGGCATCGCCAGTCTTGGCTTCCTTTTCCTTGGCTTCGCGCGCCTCGCGCTCTTCCTCGGACTCTTCGTCCATGGCTTCCTGGCCTTCCTCGATGGCCTCGCCGATCGCCTCGGCGTCCTTGGCCTTCATGGCCGTCATCAGGCGGTCGAGCCAGGTGCGCTTGCCCTTGGGCTTGCTGTCTTTGGTCTTCATATCTTCGGGTTCCTTATCGCCGATCGCGCAGCGCGGGCCGCACCGGCCGCGCTCGACGAGGGCTACGTGGTTGACAACGATGTTCCGCTGTACCCCGCGGCCGGGTGATACCTGTTCGTAGTCGGCCTCATAGCCGAGGCTGACTTCTTCGATCCCATCGGTCTGGATAGCGTCGATCGCCTTCTGGTCAGTCACCAGCAGGTCGGCGATCAGCAGGTCGTCCTCTATGCCGGATCCGCGCCGCAGGTTCAGCATTGCGCCCTTGCCCAGCGCGGCGAAGTTGGCAGGCGTGACGAAGTCGTCGGGGTGATCCAGCGTGACCGGCTTGCCGATGCAGCTCGCCAGCGTCGCGTCGCGGAACACCTCTTCCGGCGTCCGGCTGATGCGGATCAGGCCATCCGGGCCAGGCTCTACCGGCACCTCCCCGGGTCCATACAGCATCTCGCCGGTACGCGCGACGGGCACCTCTTCGCACAGAAGGAAGCCCTCGGGCGTCAGCGATCGCTTCGGTCCGAGCTTTTGAACGGTGTAGAAACGCATGTCAGCGGTCCAGCAGGATTTCGCAGGCGCCCATAAGTAGGCCCACTGCAACGGTCGGGAAGATGATCAGCGCGCAGATGATCAAGGCAGTCGATCCCATGTCACTCCTCAGGAATCACCGGTTCCGAGTAGCAGCGGCAGTTCGGAAACTGGCCGGCGTGGCCGGTCATCCCGTCGAGCGTTGGCGGGTCGTTCCAAGCCACGAACTGGCCATTCATCTTCTGGTGCGAGTCGCGCACGTCCGAGTCACCAGAAGTCCGCCAGAAATAGCCTGGCGAGCCGACATGCAGCGCACGCGCCTCGGTCAGCGTTGAAGCAGTGCGCCCCACCTCGGTCCGTGCAATCAGGTCGGCGCGGCTCTTGGCCACATCGCCCGATGTTTGGATGGCTTTCGAGATCTCCGACGCCCGAGTGCTGTCCTCGATGCCCTCGATCGTCAGCTTGTGCACGCGCTGGGCGGCTTCCAGCGGGATAGACTTGATCAGCCCAACCTGCTCGGCCATCAGCACCTGCATCGTGGCGCCGGTCGGCGCGGTCCGGATTTCCATCCGCAGCGCGCGAGACATATCCTTGGCCTGCTGCATCCACGCCTGCTCGTCGCGGCGGTTCACCTCCGACAGCATCTCAGCCGCGACACGCTCTGCCCACGGCGTCAGCGCCTCGGCATACCGGCGCAGCAGCTGTTCAATCGTCGGCGCGGCGGTGGGATCGCCAGGCGGAAAGCCATTCACCAACGCGCCCACCTGCTGCGCGACCTGTCGGAGCTGCGTCCGATACACCCTTTCCGGTCCGCTTTTCCTGACCGGATTGCGGCGGCGCTTCCGGTCCGTTGTTTGGGTCTTCAACATCAGGCAGTTCCATCTCCGGCGCCGGCGGCGGCTCGTTCTCCGCTTCCGTGATCGCCTCGTCCGTAATGCTGGTGAACACCCCGGTGCTGTGGCTAGACTGGCGCAGCTCCTTCATCGCCGTCGGCTTGTCGATCAAGTCTGCGTCGTAGGCCTTCGTCACCGCATCGGTCACAGTGTTGGCGTTCTGTGCTTTCTCGGTGTCGGATAGCTGCCACAGCGACGTGAACTGATAGGCGAAGCCCTCAGGGGGAGCCACACCAAGTTCGGACCGGATCGTGACGCCATAGAGGCGCGTCACAGGCGAGCGCAGCTTCCGCTCCTGCTGCTGCTTCGTGTTGTCGTAGTAGGTCCGCAGGTCCGACTCGCCGGTGCTGTTCAGTCCTGCCGGCGACTGGCCCAGCAGGCGCACCAGCGGGATCTGCGTCGCGCCGGACAGCTGTTGGGCGAACTGCAGCAGCACGCTGTCCAGACCGGAGAACGTGTACTGATGCGTCTCAAACTTGTCCTTCGCATCAATCAGCGTCAGACCTTCGTTCGTCTGGAAGCGCCGGATCATCTCCATGTGCGCCAGCAGACCTTCCATCGCTGGACCGCCTGCGGCGATCACTTCCCGGAGCTTGTCGATGCTCATGGTGCGCAGGTGAGCCTTGTAGACCAACTGCGCCGCGCCGATGGTGGTGCTATCGAACGCCACCAGGCGGTCAATCAACCGCTCGATGACCGACTGGCCCCAAAGGTTCTCGCTGATCTTCTGCCAGTACGGCAGCTCGACGCCATCGATCCGGAGCACGCGGCTGTAGTGGATGCGCTGGCGCCGAAGCGCCATGCTGTCGGCCACGACGTCGTAATACCGAGGCATGCCCATGTCCGGGCCCATCTCGGTAACCAGGTCTTCCAGCGTCGGCTGCACGAGCCAACGGTCCAGCACGTACAGTCCCTTGAACTGGTCTTTGCTGATCGTATCCAGGCGCAGGGGCGTAGACGGGTTCTGGCCGTCGATCAGCATCACCGCCAGCGCACCGCCGTACAGCCGAGACCACTTGATGGTGTCGTTCAGCCGGTCCCAGAGCGCCATCCGCTCGAAGGCGCTATTCAGCTTGTTCTGGTCGGCTGGATCCAGATCGGCATCGATCTCGGTGCCGGCCCGCGTCATGTCGTCGGCAACCACGTCCACGACCTGGCCAACCACCCATGACGAGCGGTACATGGCCTCCATCTGCACGCGGTTGCGCGAGATGAAGTCGAAGCCGTAGCTGTACGCCGAGGACTGATTGGCCGTGCCGAGGCCCAGTCGCGCCTCGAAGTTCTGGTAACTGTCGCCGCTGAGCCAGCGCTTGCCGCCGGCCTGCGCCTGCTGCATGGCGTGCACGGGCACACCCATGCGCGCGTCGCGCACGTTCTTGCGGTCTTTGCGTTTCATTGTGCGAGCTTCGCCCAGGTTTCGATGGTGTTTTCGCCGGGCGCGTAGCACATGATCATTGCGTCGGCGATGTTCGGCGATGGCCTCGGGCCACCTGGCCGGTTCGGCTTGGCCAGGTCCTTCTTGCTTTCAACCTTCACGCGGCCGTTCTCGTCGAACTGCCGGCGCGGCGTGGCCAGCTCGTCGATCAACTTATCCAGATGCGGGCACGCGCTGTCGAGGCTGATCAGCTGGTCGTCGGTGAACTTCATGCCGCGCTTGACCGCGTTGAAGGTATTACGGAACCGGTCAGCCACCATCCACCAGGCTTGCGCCTTGATGTTCGAGAACATGTCCTTGTTCGTGATGTTCGGCTGCTGATAGATCTCATCGGGCTCCCAGACGACCGCTCCAGCGTTGAACTTCTCGTAGAACACTGGGGCGTTGTCGCTGGCCGCGCGCCGTGCATCGTTCAGCTCGCCGAACTTGGCGCCAGCCGTGGCACCGACCCCGATGGAGTCGTACCGAATCGAAGCGCCACGCTCGCGGGCCTCGGTGTATGTGCGGCTGCAGCTCTGGAGCAGCTCGTCCTCACCAGCCTTCCATTCATCGGCCCACGACACGACAGAGCCATGGGCGAAGACGTTGGCGCACTTGTCCGCGCCGCCGTCGGCCACGTCGAAGCCCAGGCGACGCGCGCCCGCCGGAGCGAATCCCAGCGCCTTGTGCGCATCAATGGCAGCCAGCAACCAGGAGCGCTTGATCACTGCGCCCTCGTCGTCGTCCTTCGGCACACCCAGGTAGATGTGGGCGAACTCGTCTTCATCTTCCTCGCGCGCCGCGTTGATCACGGCCAGCATCGTGTCCGACAGAAACGGGTTCTCGTCGTAGTTGATCAGCCGCTTGACGGTGTTCGGCGGCGGGTTCAGCACGAAGCGCCTATAGACGAAGTCCGTGGCCAGCTTCGGATTGAAGATGATCCAGATCTGCGACCCGGCCTTCCGGATCGTCGGCTCCAGCACCTTCCACTGCTCTTCGGTCAGGTTGTGGGCTTCCTCGATCCAGAGGATGTCGATGCCTTCCAGCGACTTGATTTCGTCGATGGAGCGCCACAGGCCGTAGAACAGGAACTCGCTCTCGGTCTCCCGGCCGATGATCTTGTTGTCGAGGATCCGGAACTGGTTGGCCAGCCCGAACCGGCTGATCTGCGCTTTCAGCAGCGTGTAGACCGATTCCTCGATCTTGTTCTGGAACTGCCGCACGCACAGCACGCGCAGCTTGTAGTTCGACGTCAGGAACGTCGCGAAGCCAGCCGCATCCCATGATTTCGTGGAGGCCCGGCCACCGTACAGCACGCGGTTGCGTGCCGGCTCCATCCAGAACGGCCGCAGGGCCGGATTAAGCGTCGGTCGTGTCGGTGTCGTTGGACTCGCCATAGAAATGGTTCAGGCCAGCAGGCGCCGGCTTCTTGCCGCGGCTGGCATCCTCCAGTGCTTCCTTGTTGGCGCGCAGCAGGTTCAGCCCGATCTCGCTGGCACCGTTCGCCATCTTGGTGAGCGCCTGGACGCCGAGCAACTGCTGCATGCTCTTCGTCAAAGGCTCCGCATCATCGACCTTCTCGACCTGCTGTGCGGCGATGCCAGCGAGCCGGTGCGCCGTCATGGCGCCGTAGCGCGCGGCGCCCGCCAGATGTTCCGAGATGTCTTTCAGCGAGTCAGCCAGCGACCGAGCGGCCATCTGTTCCGAAACATTAAGTTTGGAAAGTGCTTGCTCAGTCTCAACTATCTGATTCGCAACAGTTTTTATCGTTTCGGTTCGTTTTGAAAACCGTGTCGATATGGCTGTCTTGCTGATGCCGAATTCTCGGGCCAGTGCAGACGTGGATTCGCCGGACAGCAGGCGCTTGCCGATCGTCTCCCACTGAGCATCGGTCAGTTTGGATGGACGACCCATAGTGAATCCCAAGGAAAGGGGCAACCTGCCCACCGCCGAAAATGCCCTGCAGTCCCACAGCCGCCCGCAGGTAGGAGACCGGCTTGTCACCGCGTCAGGTTGCTGCCGGTGTTATGCCCCACCGCCGGCCGGGGTTACCCCTGATTGGGGGGTTCGAATACTGGCCGCTCCTGCTACCTTCTTCGATCCATCATCACGAAGGAGACAGCAAAATGTCCATGAACCATTTTCAGGCGCAGGAAGCCGCTCGCGAGATCGTTGCGGCAGCCGCTCAAAACGGCAGCCTGAGGTTACTTGGCGCTGGGGGCGGCCGTTCGCCAGACGATGCCGCCGCGAAGGACCTCCAATATCTAGAAGCGCTTATTGCTGGGCTTATCAAGGCATTTCGACAGCCGGACCCGACTCGAGCCGGCTAGCTATAAGCAAAAAGCCCCGCCGGCAATGATCCGGGCGGGGCTTGGCTGAGTTTGGGTGAAATCTACATCGCTTGTTTGAAAAGTGCAAGGGGAATTTTCCCCGCCACACCTTACGCTGTAACGGATTCCGCCGACTCACACGCTGTATGGTCCGGAACGATTCCGTGGGCAATGAATGATGGCTCAAGCCGCTCGATCGCCAATGCCTCCAGCGCCCGGAAATTCTTTTCCATCCACTTCGCCGCACGAAACGCCTTGTCGGTGCCAATCTTCGCCTTCTCCGCGAGATCCCGGAGGCTGTACCCGTCGCGGTGCCTGCGTGGCAGGTAGTGGCGGGCGGTCAGTTCCGTCAACAGGCCCAGAGCTGTGATGCCGCACGACCGGCGCGCGTAAAGCGCGAGGCGCTTGCAGCCAGCCAACTTCTCGGGGCCATGGCCGTAGCGCGCCAACACCGCAGCGTACTCGGGGGACGGCAGCCTAGTCTTCGCCGCATCCGTGATCATGGCGTACTGGGCTCGGACCTCATCCATGCTCAGCCGGTCTTCCTCGTACCCGCCGCCGCCCGGGCCGCGCAGATCGGCCAGCCATTTCTCCTGTGCGGCCGTTGGTTCGTCGATCGCCTCCAGCAGTTGGATCAGCATGTTCCGGAACGGCGCCTTCTGACGCGGCGGCAAGGACAGCACCAGGTAGGAGACGTGCAGCGCGTGCGAGACGTCTGCGAATAGCGGTTTTTCGATCATTTCTTTTCCCCGTAAGACTGGCATCGCTTGCCGTGATTTCTGCGCTTGCCACCCGGCAGCAGCTTGGTACAGACCGTGTGCGTGGTACCCATCAGCCTGGCGGACTTCTCGTAGACGCAGCCCTTGCAGCTGCGGGCCTCGTTCTGCTCGTAGACCTCGGCGGGGTCGCGATACATGTACGCAGGCAGCGTCATAGGTCGTCGCACCTGAAAACGTTCCAGCAGATGCCAAACAGCGCCGCGCAGGTGAGCACGTATCCCCACGAAAGCCCGCGCTCATTGATCCCACAGCTAAGAAGCGTGGTGACGGTCGCGTTGGCGACGTTAGCGAGACCGAACCGGCTGATCACGCGGCCTCCGCACAATCGATAGGCTGTATATCCGCTTTACAACCTGCGCGTTGTACCGCGGCGTCGCCGGGCTCTTCGCCCAGACCGCACAGCCAGTCGAGCGAGCAATGGAGAGCTAGGGCGAGCGCGGCGGCGGCCTCGATGTTGGGCGAGATCTTCTCGTCTTCGTACTTGTAGATCGACCGATAATCGATCCCAGATCGCTCGCCGAGTTGGCGAACGGCGAGCCGCCTCTTCAGCCTGGCCTGCTTCAGTCGCGCGCCGAAATGTGTTCTGCGTGGCTGTGTCATGCAGCCACCTCTGCTGCTTGCGTGAGCCATTCAGGCACCGGCTCACTCCACCGCACATCCCGCTCGGCACCGAAGGCATAGATCAGCTCGATCAGCTGGGCGAACTCGCGCTTGCCCATCTTGCTGGTGGACTGGCCGCAGACAACGAATCCTCCATCGAGACCAGGCACGGCCTTCTGCCGGCGCAGCGCGGCGGTGAAGACGTCCTTCCATTCGTCGGTGGTCAGCTTCTGGCCGTGCCACTCGACCTGCTTGGAGACGTCCGACAGCATCGGCCAGAGCTTCGCGTTCTGGTCGAGCGTGCGCGTCGGTTCGCAGATCGTGACGACGTAGCCTTCTGGCGCGCCGCGAATCGCCAGCTCGGCGCCAGCACGCGCCTGCCGATGGGACAGGACAAAGATGCGCTTGTCGCTCATACCGGCCTCGCCAGACGCACAACGCGATTCCAGCGGCAGTTCGCCGGGCGGTGGCCCAGGCCGCCGCAATAGCAGCAGTAGCCGTTCCAGACTTTCATCGCATGCTCCAGAAAAGTGAGCCGACGATCGCCACGAGGGTGATCGTGCTCCAGATGGTCACGAAGTCGTCCATCACGCTTCCTCCTTCCGCGCGTGCTCGAGCAGCGCGAGCGCATCGGCGTGGTTGTCGTCGATGACGCGGTGGCCACGCGCACGCATCGCGGCGATCATGGCGTCCTTGCTGGCTCGGTGATCACCGGTCGCAGCCTTCTTGATCGCCTGCACCTGAACCCCGACCAATCGAATGCGATTGCGGTCCGCCCATGCTTCCAGATGCGCCTCGAAGCCTCCGTAGACGTGGGCCGCAGTTGTGCCGGCGTGGCGCCGTACCTTTTCGTAGTAGACGACGTGGATCTCGCCGGCCTGGCGTGCGCGCTCACCCAGCCACGCAGCGAACTTCAGCCAGCGCTGGCCGGGGCCTTCATTGCGCCTCGGTGCGAATGACTGGCTACCGCTGTGCAGCTTCCCGTCGCGCAGGCCCAGCGCCCAGCCAGTGGTGGTGCCGATGTCGATGGCCAAGATATTGGCGTTGCAGATCACGATGTCCGCTTTCGCCGCCTCATTTGAGGGAGGAAAAGCGGAAGTCGCCCCCGCACGCGTACCCGATGCTGCGAAGCAAAGGCCTTGCGCATCAACGGCTTGCGATTTCTCGTCGTCGGCGGTGATCGTGGCGAAGAGGTCGGTCATCATTTCCTCACTCGAAGCCGCGCGACGGCGGCGGTTGGCGTTTGGGAACGGTGGGATGCCACGACGTGGCTAGCGTCTCGAACTTGGTTTGCGCGCCGATATAGCTCAGCGCCACGCGGCCGGACTGCCCCTGGCGGTTCAGCGACACATCGACCTCGCAGATGCCCTTGTCATCGGTGTCCGGGTGGTACACCTCGTCGCGGTACAGGAACATCACCACGTCGGCGT